GGGTAGTTCAGGCTGACTTCAGCCAATCCCGTAGACGGAGTGTCGATCGCCGACAGACCCAACATATTGTGGATACGGTCACCCGCAACCACAGCATCGTCGATGCTACCGTCGGTAGCAGTCAGATAGCAGTTGGCATTGTCAGCAAAAGACGCCAGAACCTTGGCAACGCCTTTGCCCTTGATCTGGAACCAGCCGTACTCACTGGCGACGCAAGCCGACATGGCAACGCAGATGGTGCCCTTGTCGTTCGCCACTGCCAGGTCAGTCTGGAAGTCATCCTCGTCGAGGAGACATACTGAACCTACGACAGTAGAAGCTGAACCCTTCGCGTAAACGAATTCGCCAACCCCGTAGTCGGTAGAGGCCATGTCGACCGCCTTACATACGAGGCCGAGTTGGTGCTCCTGGGTGGATGAACTTGCCGCGATAGCTTGGCCTCCGATCATTCCCAGTTGTTGAAATGTACTCATTTTAATCTCCGAAAGTACGTTTAAAAACAGGGGGACCGAAGTCCCCCAAGTAATCCACCAAGATTACGCGTTGCCGTCCCAGCGACCCTGGAACATGCGGCCTGCACAGGTCAGGTTTCCGGCCCATGCCACGATCTGGACTTCCGCATCCTGGTTGGTAGCGTAGCGGCGGTTCGGCGACAGCGGCACCATGTTGCGACGAGCATGCGGACGATACTTCATGTACTTGGTGTTCAGGAAGTACGCCGTTCCGGTCTGGACACCAGCGGTGACGGTGCCGTTGTAGATACCACCGTCCAGGACAACGTCGGCGTCCATGAACTTGATGGTAACGAACCCGGCATCAGCCTTGTTGGTGTTGGTGAACCGTTGATCCGATTGCAGGGCGCCGACGTAGGCGAGCCATGCGACACCGTCTGCCATGATGAGGTCCGGACGGTCCTGGCCACGAACCAGATTTGCCCAGACATCGTTCCAGTCAGCGATGATCGTGGTAGTGTCACCCGAGTCCTTGACGTAGTTCTGCCAGAACGTGTAAGTGGCACCGTCGATTGCACCGTAGGAAGCGGCAGTCGGGTCCAGCGGGACCATGGTGTTCAGGCCATCGACTTCCTTGCCGCCGGAGCCTGTACCGTCGCTGTAAAGACCACCGACCAGGAGGTTGGCGAGGGAAGATTCCGCAACTTCCATGCGGGCTTCCATCAGGTCGATCATCTGCTCCGGTCCAGCGTTCTGGAGCATTTCCAGGCCGGAAATGGTACACGGAACCGCAGCCTGCTTGATGCTGTATTCCGCAGCAGACAGAACGTCGGCGACGCCAGTCGGCAGGATGTCGTACCCGGTGTACCAGCCCGCATTCGCGTTTTCTGCGAAGGAAAGCTCTTCGTAGATCTTGTGACCGCCAGAGAAGGTCTTGATCTTGCCTCGCTGATTGAGACGCGTCAGGATCGCGTTGTTGTTGGTGACGTTGTCGGCAATTTTTCGACTACGCTTCTCGATCGTAGTCGTGAGAATGTCCGAGATGTTTGGAAAAGCCATGATGGTCCTCTCGTAAGTTAAAGTTTAGGTCTGGGTCGTCTGCTACCGAGGCTGGGACTTTAACTAGAAGAGAACTCTGCTACCGAGGCTGGGAGTTGGTTCCCTAGTTTTCAGGTTATAGAGTACCACAAAAACTAGGGAAACGCAACACTTTATTACTCAGCCTCGCGCCACGCCTCCTCGAGGTCTGCGCGAAGGCTATTTCCGGAGTGAGCCGGAGACTTCCCTGGCTCACCAGGACGTGAGCGAACACTACGGGAGGCAGCCTTCTTCTTTGCCCTAGCCTTCTCAGCAGCCTGCTCAGCTCGCTGGCTGATGATCTTAGCGATCTGGGGGTTCGCGTTACAGCAGGTCTCGTAAGCTTCGGCAAACGTCATGGCAATGCCACGACGGGACCTCATTTCAATGAGATCAGCCATGTCTTCTCGAACATAGTTCAGGAACTCCGCATTCTTCGCAAAGTCTTGGAGTTCCTGGTTCACCTGCGCCTGTGCTTGGTGAGTCCCGTGACTCTGGGTCTCAAGAAGCTGCTGAAAGGGCTGGAGTCGTTGATCCAACATTTGCTGGATAGCACTCACCTGAGGATCGATGACAGGTTCTCCGGCTAGTGCGGCATCCAGGGTAGGAATGTCGATCCCGTAGTGACCGATCAACGCTGCCATTTTCGCCGCCTTCTGTTGGGGGGTGCCCAGACGTAACTCGGCTACCGTTTGGAAGAGTCCCTGAACCGCTTCCATGGGCGTGTCCACACCCTCGGCAGCAAGTATGGGAGCGTAGCTCTGCGCGAGGTTAGTGAGTTCCGTATGGGTTCTACGATACTCGCCGGTGTTGGCCATTGCTTCAGCCATTTCCTTTTCCCGACGCGTAACCTCGGAGCGTACCACTTCGGGTACTTGAGCCCATGCTTCCCGTGCTTCAAGAGAGTAGCTTATCGGGACTTCGGATAGGTCGACGGTCGAGCCTGCATCCTCATCTTCCTGCTCTTCTCCCTCCAGACCCTCATCTTCCTGATCCTCTCCTTCATCGTCGTCAGGAGATTCTTCCTCGTCGGTCTCGGTGGGGGGTTCATCATATTCATCATCGTCTCCAGGGCTAGCATCGAGTTCTTCCTCCTCTTCTGCTTCTTCTACCTGACTAATGGAAGCTTCCAAGTCTTCCCGTAAACTGGTTTCTTTTGGTGGCATTACAGTACTCCGCGTTTTCGTAGTTCTTCAGCAATGAGCATCTTCCGTTCTCTCTTTGCTTGGGGGGTTGAACCAGTAATCCTTTTCTGGCGTTCGAGCTCTCCTTTCATACGGGTCTCTTCCCCATAATCACGGATATTGGTGACCCCGTGCTCTCTGTTGTGAGCACGAAGCTTTGTTCGACTCGTTATGACCTTTCCATCTACCGGAGAGACAAAAGGCTGGATGTCTGGCATAATTTGTACAGAAACCTTCTCCTGTGGGTAGTACTCCGCCTTGGGGATGAGTTTACACCTAACAGGACAGTATACCCACGAACCTCGCTCCTGAGTTCCAGAAAAGATTTTTTCGTAGTTATCGTCGTACCCCTTGCCCGGACGTCGTTTACTCCCCTTGCTCATATCACACTCCTGCGTCTTTCAACGCCTTGGCCACTTTCTTGTCAGTGGGGTTCCTCTTTTTACGAAGATCATCCATAACACCCTTCATCCCACGGGACTGAGGTGCCCTCTCCTGCCACTTCCCAGTGGCCTTGTTATAGACCATCTTCTTTTTCCTTCGCTTTTCCAGAGCTTCTCGCTCTTCCCAGGAAGTCTCAAGGTCTTCTCTCATTCCATCATCTGGCATCGTCTTCGTTTCTCCCAGTGGTAATGTAGTCTCCTTTCGGAGTTTGGTGGGCGTAGTATCGGGCTGAGTAGCCCTTAGCCTGTCCCGCACTATAGCGCTGAGAGTAGGTCTTCTTTCTACGCAAGGCCTCAGCCCTCATCTGGGCAATACGAGTCTCCCGCTTATCTCCTCGAGTTGAGGGGACCGTGCCAGCCTTGCTGACATCTCGTTCTATTCTGTCAAACCTCATTCTGCTTCTCCGGTGTCCGCCGTCTGGCGATCAACCTCAATTTCGAGGGCCGCAGCGGCGACGTCTTTCTCAACCTCGGCCACGGCACCTGCTTGATCTTGCTCCACGTTAATCTGGCTGCTGACGGCCTCCTTCTGGAGGTCAGCAGCCAGTTTTTCCCGTATCTCACGGAGAGTAGCGTTCAACTCCTCTTGGATAACACGGAGGTCCGCTACCAGTTCAGCTTGGCGCTCCTGATTATCAGCGTTCGCCTTAGATGTAATCTGCTCCATGGCGTTCTGGTGCTTGATTTCCTCCAACTCCAGAGCATTCTGGTGGCTGAGGGCATCCGCCTGCTCCTGGCGATCAGCTTCAGGGTTCGCATTCGGGTCTTGTTCTTGGAGGGCCTCAGTAACAGTCTGGATAGCCCGGTCAACGACACCCTCGATCTCCTTGCTACCCTTGAATCCAGCCAGACCCCACTGCATGAGCTGGAGAACAAACGGAGTAGTTCCCGGCTCAGCCTCCATCAACGGTGTAGCGGAGGCGAGGAAGTCACCGAGGGCACGCAGATATTCCGTGCGCTCCTGCTTCATCTGCGCGTAATCCACCATTGCCATGGACTCGGGGCGAATAACTATCTGGAGCCTTGCTTGACGAGGCTGCTTCAGTAACTCGATCGCCGCAGGTACGAACTCTTGATCAGCCTCTTGGAACGATTCAACGTGGGCAAGGTGAGCGATCTTCTCAGCGCTGTAGTGGATACCAATAATCTCCGCCTTCAGCTGACAGAGATTGGAGGCAAACGTGGCGAACTCATCCTGTAGTGCTTGGATGCGAACACTGCCCCACTCAACCTTCATACGAGACTGGCCCACACCTTCGTACTGACCACCCAACTCCCCGCGCATGATATCGCTCATGCCGGTAACTTGCTGAAGAAGTTTTATGGTTTCGTCGCGTACTTCCCGCAGACGACCCAATGCCTCTACTACGTCCTTGATAGGTACCCAGTCAATCTGGCCCTTGATACCACCCTTCTCAGCGAACAGTGCCCAGTTGTCCACTGGGATGAGGTCATTGTCAGTACCTTCGTTGAAGACTCGCTGAAGCTCAGCAGCACCCTGATTGTAGACACCCACCACCTTGACAGCTTGAGTGATGATGGAGATTCGGGTCTGCAGGACATCCAGCTCGTTGTAAAGATCTTGAGCAAGGTGATAGTCGCTGGTAGGAATGTAGACGCTGGTGGTCTGGTTCGCCACCATGAATCTTGGGGAAGGGTAGAAGTCCCGTACCTTCAAGAAGTCTTTCGAGCTCTCCAGAATGTACTCATACCCCGGAGACCACCAACAGACTTTCTTGGTAGTCTTGTCCCAGATTTCCCAGATGGCAGCCGTCTGCCATGCACTCTTGTGTTCTTCCCCTGAAAGCTCCTCTTTTTCAGTGCTCATCTGGGTGGAGTACTGTAGCTTCTCAGCTACTTCGGCACCGAAGCGTTCCGTGCATTCGTCCTTGTTGAGGTATGAACGGTAGGCAATCCAAGGAATGTCTGCCCAAGTCCTCGCCCAGCCCCAGCAAACGTCTCTCCAGTGGAAGTACTCCAAAGGCGCCGATTCTTCATCGGTACCCTCGTCAAACTCGTAACGAACACGACCTACGCCCAGACCAGGCAGCAGGCGATCTTGAAGAACTGCCTTCAATACTGAGTTATAGGTTTCCGAGTTGTCCTGGACATCATTGTTCAGGAGTCGCTCCATGATATGGGCGGCGACCCGACCAACGTCATCATTGGGGTCGCTATACCGACGCGATACTTCAATCTTCGGCAGGTTGCCGTAGAGCATCGACATCAGAGTGATGGTGTTACTGTGGAAAAGGTTCAGGCGGAAGTTGCTCCGCTTGCCGACCATGTCAGCGGGACCTTTGCGCTTCCCACCCTTGTACTTCTCATCAATCTTCGTACCTTCGGCACAGAAATCACGAAGGCGCTTTTCAGACGAAGATATCTCCGCTTCCCAGTATTCGGCCTGACCCTTAGAGTCGTTATTGAAGTCTTTACGGGACTTGATTACCCCACCATGCTCAGACATTACATCCTCAGAATTTCGTAGTTAGACGAGCCAGCACCTTCACGATCCTTGAATAGCTGGTCGAGAGTATACTCCGGAGCTTTGATAATAGGTTGCGGAGACAGTTGTTGCGTTGCGGGCAGGGATTCCAAGCATACAAGCGAGAGATAACGGAACGCGTCAGATCCGTTGGATGCCCATGTGTGCTCAGGAACTTCTGAATACGTCTTCGTAAGTTCATTGTACTTTCTCCGATAAGCCCGCAAAGCTTCAACGCCATCATAGCACATTGTGCTGTTGATTGTACATAGCGGCAAAATCTTTTTCGCAGCATCTATACCGTGCTGCACCGCGAGTTTCGGTACCTCCAGAACTGGAAGGTCAGCATCGAGCATTTGTTCTAGTGTAGAACGTCTGGTCTGGAAGGTGTGAGACTTGGCGTCATGTGGGAGCCATATCTCATCGTACTCATACGGCTTGTTATTCAGCATTTCTATCACATCATCGACTATGTAGTTCACTTCCTCAAAGTAATCGATGATTAGGGGGCCGGTAGGGCCGTCTTGCCAGAACCACCATGCCGTAGAGTCAGAGCGACCCAAGTCACTCGAGACTTTCACTTTACGGGTCGGGTCCCACATAGGCTTGTCTGGGGAAATCTTTCCTAGGGCCTCCATCTGCTGGATTATCCCAGCGTAGTAGGTTCCCTTGACCGCAGCGGTGAAGTCACACTCCATCTCCTGGTCATACTCCTCAGGTGTCATCTGGGCCTTCATTTCATTGAGCTCTTCCTCATCAATGATCCCAGATTCACTGGCCTTCAGGGTCATGTGGTACCAACCCTCCTCGGTAGCGCTCCGCTGGGCCACTTCATAGAAGTGGTTCTTCCCTTTGGGCGTCCCGATAAAGATAGCCCAGCCTTTCCGGTCTACCAGAGTCGGCAGGATAACGGTACCCCAGAGAGAGGGACGACAATCGCCATATTCATCAAGCACGACGCCATCGAGATAAAGACCACGAAGGGCATCAGGATTATCAGCGCCGTAAAGAGTAATCCAGGCACCGTTGAAAAGTTCAACACGTAACTCAGATTCACGTATCTTGACCACGACCCCCTTGCCGTACTCTTTAAGATACTGCCAAGCAACGTCTTTAGCTTGGCGGTAGAACGGAGCGATGTAGGCATATCTGGCATCCTTCTTCGGTGTGTAGGTTGCACGAGTCAAAAGCTCGTTGATGCAGGCGACGGTCTTGCCACCGCGACGATGTACTACAAGACAAGCCCATCGTTTCGTTCGTTCATGTAGTGCCATGAACTGTTGACGGGGCTGGTAGTCAAAGGTCAATTCCATTACTGTGGCCCAGAAGCTCCTTGATTAATAAGTTCCTTGAGCTCACTAAAGAACTCCTGACCACCTAGAACATCGTCATACTTTACTCCTTCGTAGAACTTTAGTTCATCCACTACCTCCGTATTGTAGATTTTCGCTATGTCCTTGTCTTCAGGTGCCCACTTCCCCGTAGCCTCGAATCGTTCTACAGCTCTCCAGGTCCTTTCACTAACTTCTGGGTCCGGACTAGCGAGCATATTCTCCATCTTACGATAGTTGTCCTGTGCTGTCCCCAGGTCCGAGGTACTACGGATAGCATCCTGCTTGTGCTGATACTCACTATCAAGTTGCATCTTGATATAGTGCTCCATGTCAAAGTCATCACCGTACTTTGACTGTAGGTCCTCTAGCTTACCCTGAACCTTCTTAAACATTTCCGGACTAGCGCGACTCAGTTCAATATCATCTAAGTGCTTCACCTGATAACCACCTACCC